AAGATTTTTAATGAAAGTTGTTTCATTTAGCTTCTTAGCAATGTGTTCGGGCTTTATGACTCACACAGTTAAAGCAGAGGAGCGACCCTCGGTAGAGACTTCAACCTTATCAACAGAGACAACTGTTGCAGAAAATAAACAAGGCAATGTGATTTCAAACAATCCAATCAGCCAAAGCGTTGAATTAAAAGACGTTCATGAGCATTATCAGAAATGTAAGAAAGCTGATGAAGAGAAGGCAAGGAAGATTTGGTTAGAAAAACTTTGGAAGAAACGATTACGAATTAAACGACAGCGGTTGAAGCGAAAGCAAGAACTTGAAAAGAGTTCACTTGGAATATTTTTGATCACGGCATATTGTCCATGTTATGAATGTTCTGAAGGATATGGATCTAAGATTGCTTGGAATCATGCAGGGCATAAATTTGCTCGACCGTATCATACGATTGCGGTTGATAAAAACATTATCCCTTATGGAACAAGAGTTAAGATTGAGGGATATGGCGATACAATCTTTGTGGCAGAAGATTGTGGAGGCAAGGTAAAAGGAATGCATGTAGACGTATTTAAATCAACACATTCCGAAACAGTAAATGTGCAACAGCACAGAAAAATATATGTAGTGAAGTAATTGGCAGTTACTGAAAGACATAGAAACACAAATTAAAATAATCAACTAAACAATATAAACAAGAAAAGGAAAATCCAAAAATTATGAAAACTGAATATGTGAAAGAAATGAATGTCTTGATTGACAGAATCAATGATGCTTCATATGCGTACTATGCAGAGGATAATCCGATCATTTCAGATAAAGAATTTGACGATTTATGCGCTGCTTTAGAACGACTTGAGAGAGATTCTGGCGTTGTTTTGAATAATTCGCCCATCCACCACGTTCAAGGATTTATAATTGATTCTCTGGCTAAAGTAAAGCATACACGCCCAATGTTATCAGCTCAGAAGACGAAGGATGTCAATGAGGTCAAAAAATTTCTTGCGGATAAAATTGGTGTTTTATCGTGGAAAGAAGATGGTCTCAGTATTGTTCTCAGATACGAAAATGGACGCTTAAAACAAGCAATTACAAGGGGAAATGGCGAAATCGGTGAGGATGTCACTCACACGATGAAAATGGTACGAAATGTTCCACAGTCAATCCCTGAAAAGCGTTATCTTGAAATTCGTGGTGAAGCAGTTATTGGATATGATGATTTTGCTAAGATTAATGAAAAATTACATGGCAAATACAAAAATGCAAGAAATTTAGCAGCAGGTACTGTTAGACAGTTAGACTCTAATGTGGCAAAAGACAGGAAGTTGGCTTACAAAGTATTTGAATTAGTCAAACTTGGAGACACACCTGAATCAGAAATGCCAAGCATTGCAGATAGCTTTAAATATCTTGCAGAACAAGGGTTTGATGTAGTAGAGCATCAGGTCGTTAACCGAGATAATGTTGAAGAATATATGGCAACATTTCAGCCAGAAGAATACAAATATCCTGTTGATGGTTTAATTATTTCCTACAACGATTATCAATATGGTAAATCGTTAGGAATGACGGGGCATCATCCATTATCGTTGATCGCCTACAAATATAAAGATGACCTCTACAAAACAACAATCAGAGATATTGAATGGAATACATCTCGTACAGGGTTGATTAATCCAGTTGCAGTATTCGATCCAGTTGATCTTGATGGCGCAGAAACCACAAGAGCTACATTACATAATGTAAGTTACATTGAAGGGTTGGAACTTGGTGCAGGTGATACGATTCAGGTTTATCGTAGTAATATGGTGATTCCAAAAGTACACGATAATCTGACAAGAAGCAATACATTCAAGATTCCAGATACTTGTCCAACCTGCGGTGGCGAAGCAAAAATCATCAATGAAAATGGTAGCAAAGTTTTAAAATGCATGAATCCTGACTGCAAAGCGAAATTGTTAAGCAAGTTTGTGAACTTTGTTTCCAGAGATGCTATGAATATTCAAGGTTTATCTGAGGCAACACTGAAAAGATTTATTGATCTTGGATGGGTGAAAGATTATACAGATATTTATAATTTAGCAGAGCATAAATCTGAAATGAAGAACCTTGATGGATTTGGTGCAAAAAGTGTTTCTTCCTTATTAAATAGTATTGAGGAAAGTCGCAGATGTAAACTGGTTAATTTTGTAACAGCACTTGGCATTGAGCTTGTCGGGAAGTCAACGGCAAAAGATATTTGCAAGCTTATTGATAAGATTTCTCTATCGAACAATGAAAATTCATACGATGTATTTATTAAAAGAATCAAACAGAGAAAATATTTTGGACATATTGATGGTATTGGTATCAATACTTCATTGTCAATGGATGATTATTTCAAAGAAAACCTTGAAATGGCTGAGAAATTAGCCGAAGAACTTGAGTTTGAGATGCCAGAAAGCAAAAAAGAATCAATGGTTGATCTCACAGGAATGACTTTTGTTGTAACAGGTAAGGTAAACAAGTTTGCCAATCGTAATGCTATCAAGGATGAAATTGAGTCCAGAGGTGGCAAAGTCGCAGGATCTGTATCAAAAAATACGAATTATCTTGTAAACAATGATGTGAATTCTACAAGCAGTAAAAATAAAAAAGCACAGCAATTTGGTATTCCGATCATTGATGAAGATGAACTGATCAAGATTCTGAAGGGAGATACGAGTGAATAAACTAACCATTTATGAATGTTTTGTTAGACTGGGAATCCCAGAAAGCAAAATCGAAAAACTGGTTGTAAAAGACAACTATGTAGAATATCGCATTTGGGAACCGTGTTCAATCAGTTACAACGGAGAAACATACAAATACGGTAGACGTTGTAAAGTAAAATATCTTGCTACTCCAGATGAGTTAGATTTAGTTTTTGACGAAAGATACTTCATTAAAGATCAAGATGCAGAGTTTTGGACAGAAGATTATGAATTTTACAAACAACAGACAGGTGTAGAACCTTCAGAAATTGATTGGTCAAAACAAAAGGAGATTAAACACCCTAGGATTTAAAAGGAGAAAATTGAATATATGAAATTAAACATTAAAAAACGAATGGCGGTTATTGCTGCAATTGGATGTCTCGGTATTGGTGGTATCGTGACAGGATGTACCGAAGCCGATAAGGTATCAACCAATGTATCCAAAGAAGCAGACAATTTTAATGTCTTAAGGCGATTTGCTGTAATTAATACACGAACAGATAAAGTTGAATTTGAAATTGTCGGGGCATTTTCTTTAGAAGATGAAGGCAGTAAGAAAGTAAAACTTATTGTCGAAACAGCAGATGGCTCATATAAGAAACATATTGTCCACATGAACCGAGATAGCATGTATGTAATCGAAGATTTAGGTGGGGCTAAAGTTAACAAATATAAATATGAAGTTAACTATATTCCAGAATCAATTGTTCCATTTAAAGTTACAGAGAGTAAATAAGGTGCCGTGACATGATAGGTAAACTTATTGACGTTACAAATTTCAATCGGCAAGAGGCGGTTGAGTTTTTAAGAATGAGATGTACAGATTATGATATTTACTATTTTTGCAACAGAGCAGATGCCAAGATATGCAATGACAAAGTAGATTAGCTTTTAGAAAAATTTAGAAGAAAGAGTAAAGAAGAAAACAAAATGATTATTACAGGAATGGATCACTTTCAGAGTGTATGTAAGAGGTGAGGGTATTTATGCAGAGTATACATACAATGGCGATAAGCAGGAACTATATGAAGATGTGTATAAGAAATTAACAAATACATGTCATACAGAAGAGTAAAGGAGAATTTATTATGGATTTTGGAACAGCAATTGATGCAATGAAAGATAAAAGAAAAGTAGCAAGAAAAGGTTGGAATGGGAAAGGTATGTTTTTATATTATGTTCCAGCAGGAGCTTATGCGCCATGCACAGATATTGCTAAAAGCATTGTCAACAAAGACGGATTAGTCGAATATGGTGCTTATATTGCAATGAAAACAGCACAGGGGAATGTAGTTCCTTGGCTCGCAAGTCAGACAGATATGTTGGCTGAAGACTGGATGATCGTGGAATAGATAAAATTAATCTTTGATGAAAGGAATAACAGATGAAGAAATTATTAACTTCACTATTTGTTGAAGACAAATATCATGCAGGAACAATCTTAGGAACAATCTTAGGATTAATGGTCGTAATTGCTGTCAACTTTGCAATTGTAAATCTGTTTATTTGGTTGTTACATTTTGTTGCGGTAAATCCGCTAATTGTTCCAACGAAAACAAAATGGATTATCGCACTAATTCTTACAATTTTAGAAAACATCTTTAACAGGTAGGTGATTAAATGGCTTTAATTGGAGCGATTCTAGGAGATATTTGCGGTTCACAATATGAGTTCCGCAGACCTCACGATTTAGATTGGAAGAACTGTGAATTGTTTACAGATAAATGTAAATTTACAGATGATACAGTTCTCAGTATTGCAACAGGAATGTGGCTGTTGGATGATGACGATGAACACAAACATATCAAAGAGCCTTGGGAGTTCTACTTAGAATATGGCAAGAAATATCCTGGTACGGGATATGGCGCAATGTTCGAAGACTGGTTACACGATGATGGTAGTCGTGTTAATGAAAGCTTTGGTAATGGATGTGCCATGAGAATTTCGCCTATCACAATGTATTTTAATGGGTTTGCTGATCGTCCAGACGTATTGAGTTATTACATAGATTTAGCACAATGGACATGTGAGAAAACGCATCGCCACTCAGAATCTTACAAAGGTGCATCGATTGTAACAGGCTGTTCTTTTATGGCGCTATGGGGTAAATCAAAAGAAGAAATTTATCAATATGCATTAAAAAGTTATCCATCCAGTCAATATACATATGGTGTTGATCGACCACTCGATGATTATAGAAAGAATTATGTTTGGTCTGCGACAGTTCAAGATAGTGTTCCTGTGGCAATCAGATGTTTCTTAGAGAGCGAAGATTATGAATCATTCTTAAGAAATGTATTGTCTTTGCCATGTGACACAGATACGATTGCTGCTATTGGCGGTGGTATCGCAGAAGATTTCTATAAGAAAACACTTGATAATTCGAATGAGCTTTTAGAAAGATATTTGCCAAAAGAATTATTAGATGATGTTAGCAAAATTTACAATGAAATGCCATAAGGTAGGTGATTGAATATCATAAAGAAAATCTTAAAATTTTTCTTGGCGATGATCGTACTGACCATTATCTGGTTTCTTGCAACATTCATATCTGTTGGTGTATTTGCATTTGCGTTTTGGATAATAACAAATATTGTAATACCAATTGGAGTAGTAGTAATTGTAACAATTGTATTAATGGCGATCGCCTTCTATGTGGTGACATCGTTCATGGATTGATAGATTAAAAGGAGAATATATTATGAGAATTAAAAAATTATTAATCGCTGGAGCATTAATGTTAACAGCAGTAGGATGCGTTTCAGCATATACTATTTATGCAGATACACTAAATAATAACACTGATAAACAGGTTTCTGCAACAACAGAAGGTAAGTCAACTACAGAAACTACAAAGAACACAACAGAGCAGAAAAATAATAAGAAAAATGCCGTCAAAGAAGATTCTAAAGATACAACAAATGATGTATCGGCAACAACAGAAGAAGAAAAAAATACTGAAAATTCTACCGCAGACGATACAGACAATGCAGATTATACAGAACCAGAATACCCAGATGACGCAGATGAAACCTGTGATCATGTGTGGGCAGAAAAAACAATTGCATATGATGAAGAGAATGGATATCATTGGACAACTTATTGCGAAAAATGTGGAACTGTTAAAACAGAGCCAGCCACAGAAGAGGATTATGAAAGACTCGACCCTGCAACAAAAGTAAAAGAAGAAGATATTGAATATGTAGATGATGATTCTGCTGAGGTCGTAGAGGAATCGTCAGAAACAGCAACTGAAAACTAAAATATAGCCTAAGGAGAAAATGAGTATATGACAAAATTAGATCAGTTAAATTTATTAAAGGATAGAAAAGCCGTCTTAATCGCTAGAGGCAAAGATAACGGCAAAATCGTAACAAAAATCAATAGAAGAATCAAGAAATTAGAAAAGGACTTATAGAGATGGTAGGAGATAAAAGTAATGTTTTAATCGCTCTGGTTGGGCGATCTGGAGCAGGCAAAAGTGTCTCAGCGAAGTATCTGGAAGACATTTATGGTCTGAAATATCTACGATCATATACCACTAGAGAGAAGCGAGCAGATAAGCTTGATGATCATACATATGTAAATCTAGCCCAGTATTCAAGAATTACAGGCAAGGTTGCAGAGAATCATTACACTGGCAATTGGTACTGTGCTACAGAAAGTCAGTGTGATGATGCAGACGTATATGTAGTTGATGTTCCAGGATTAAAACAGTTAAAAGAAAATTATCATAAGAAACATATCTTGGCATTATGTATTGATACACCAAGTTCTACACGTATTCAGAGAATGAAAGATCGTGGAGATACAAGTGATGTAATTGATGAAAGAATGAAAAAAGACGAATCTGCTTTTGAAGAAGCTTATGATTTATGCGATGCAGTTATTAATAATGAAGGAAGTTTGTCTATGACTTGTCTGAATATTATGGCTGAGCTAGAGAGATTCAAAAGACAGATTAGAGACACGGAAGGAGCGACAACAAAGGAAGTTGATCAGAACAATTAATCAGCTTAGGAATTTAGTTTCTAAACTACACATAGAAAAAGAGGTACTTGTTAAGGATGTAGAAACAGGTAAGACAATGATGATTGAGAGCGTATCAACCGAAAAGATTGATGGTGATGGTAACGATGCACGATATACGTTGAACTGCAAGAAAGCAGGAGACGGGTGCGTTACATATAGATGATGATATTATTACATAATTTATTGGAGGTCTTTTATTGAAAGTAATTAAAAGAGATTGTACTGTTGTAGATTTCGACAAGACCAAAATTTACACAGCGATTATGAAAGCAATGAAAAATGGATCTGGGTTAATTAAGGAAGATATTGCAAAACAAATCGCAAGAGAAATCGAAAATGATTGCAGTAAATTACCAGAAGAAATTGACATTTCTGCAATTGAAGCAATGGTATTTAAGAAACTTGTTGAGAAAGGGCAGGAATTAACTGCTAAAGCTTATGAAGGTTATCGCAGTGTTCGTGAGTTCCAGAGAGAGAATTATGACTCTATTGACAGCGAAGTTCTTGGGCTTATTGAGGATGCCAACGAAGAAATTAAAGATGAAAATGCAAATAAAAACTCTGTATTAAATCCAACAAAAAGAGATTATATTGCTGGTATCGTTAGCGAAGATGCAACAGAACGCTATTTACTTCCACCAGAAATTGTTCAAGCACATAAGGAAGGTATCATTCATTTTCATGACAGAGATTATTTTTTACAGAAAATGCATAATTGTGGATTATTAAATATTGAAGACATGCTTCAGAATGGCACAGTAATTAGCGAAGTATTAATTGAAAAGCCACATTCATTTTCAACTGCTTGCAATATTACGACTCAAGGCATTGCACAAGTGGCTAGTTCTCAGTATGGCGGACAGAGTATTTCTTTAGCACATTTAGCACCATTTGTAGATGTGAGTAGAAAGAAAATTAGATCTGAAGTTGAATTAGAATGGGCGCATATTGATATTCCATATAAAGAACAGCATATTGAAAAAATTGTAGCCAATAGATTGTATGAAGAAGTCAAAAAAGGTATACAGATTATACAGTATCAGCTGATCACGCTTATGACGACTAACGGACAATCCCCATTTATTTCCATTTTTATGTATCTGAATGAAGCTAAAACACCGCAAGAGAAAAAAGATTTGGCTTTATTGATTGAAGAGATGATTAGACAAAGAGATGAAGGAGTGAAAAATGAAGATGGTGTATTTGTTGCACCAGCATTTCCAAAATTAATTTATGTCCTGGAAGATGATAATTGTGACGAATCTACAGAATATTGGTATCTGACAAAATTAGCAGCAAAATGTTCTGCGAAAAGATTGGTTCCAGATTACATCTCTGAAAAGGTTATGAAAGAGTTAAAAGGCGACGTCTATACTTGCATGGGGTGCAGGTCGTTCTTAACACCCGATCGTTTTACAGACAAAGGGATTGGCAATATTGCACACGCAAAAAATTATGACCCAAAGCAGCATAAATATTATGGTAGATTTAACCAAGGAGTCGTTACATTATCTCTTCCAGATATCGCATTGTCTTCTAAAAAGAATATGGATGAATTTTGGGCATTGTTTGATGAACGAACAGAATTATGTCATAAAGCACTTAAAGAAAGACATAAACGTCTCCTTGGAACAAAGTCAGATGTAGCACCTGTTCTTTGGCAGTATGGGGCATATAGCAGACTGAAAAAGCATGAGGTAATTGATCCATTATTATTTGATGGATACTCAACTATTTCATTAGGCTATGCAGGATTATATGAATGCGTCAAATATATGACTGGACATTCTCATTCAGATGGTGGAGTTGGTGAAAAATTTGGATTAGAAATCATGAAACGAATGAATGACAAATGTGAGCAGTGGAAGAATGAAGAAAACATTGATTACAGTATTTACGGTACGCCTTTAGAGTCTACAACGTATAAATTTGCCAAGTGTTTAAAGAAACGATTTGGTAATGATGTGTTTAAAAAAATTGACGGGAAGGACAGAAATTACATTACAAACAGCTATCATATTCCAGTATTTGAAGAAATTGACGCATTTGACAAACTTCGTATTGAATCAAAATTCCAGAAACTCAGTCCAGGAGGGGCAATAAGTTATATTGAAACTCCTAATATGGAACATAATGTGAGTGCTTTATTGGAAGTAATTAAATATATGTACGATCATATTATGTATGCAGAAATCAATACAAAGAGCTGCTATTGTGAAAAATGTGGATACTCTGGCGATATTCCATTAGTTGACGAAGATGGTATTTTGAAATGGAGATGTCCTCAGTGTGGAAATGAAGATGGTTCGACTATGGATATTGCATTCAGATGCTGTGGTTACATTGGGACTTCTAAGAATGGAGGCAATCAAGGAAGATATGGTGATATCCATGATCGAGTTTACCACTTAGATGATAAGGAGCTGAATAGATGAGATACGCTTCAATAAGAAAAATGGACATTAGCAACGGAGAAGGGCTTGGCGTAGCCCTCTTCGTTCAAGGATGCCACTTCCATTGTAAGAATTGTTTTAATAAAGAAACGTGGGATTTTAATGGCGGCAATAAATTAACTTTTAAAGAAATTGAGGAACTATTGCATCAGTTATCAAAGCCCCAATATACAAGGTTAAGTATTCTTGGCGGTGAGCCTTTAGCAAAAGAAAATAGAGATGGTGTTTCTGCAATATGCAAATTTGTCAAAGAGTTTATACCAGACAAAAAAATCTGGTTATATACAGGAAATAAGGCAGAAGACATCGGTTTAGACTTGGCTGAGTATTCTCGCAGAAGTAGAACAAACCATCTTATGTACGATTGCCGACTTGAGATTCTTCCTTATATAGATGTCCTTGTGGATGGACAGTATGTAGACGAATTGAAAGATATGTCATATCCGTGGGCAGGATCGACAAATCAAAGAGTGATTGATGTGCAAAAATCATTAGAGCGAAATGTGGTAGTTTTATGGAAAGACACTTCCAATAATCTGTCCACAACAGAAAGACACGATGAGAGCGAGTGAAATAAAACGCTTTTGTCAAAATTATTAAAATAGACATAAGAAAATCGTTAAAATATAAGGGATTTTTCACATTAAATATAGTAATAAAATTCCACTTTTATCCCACTATAGAAAGGAGTGTGCTAATTATGCCAAAATCAAAAGATTGTCCACAGGATACGGATTTTCTACAATATGTTCCTACAAAATTTCAGCAGAATCGCAAGACAATGTTAAAGAAAAGAAACCGTAGGAGTAGTTATTATCAAAGGTTGGAGAGATTTAAGAATGTTGGTGGGTATCCTGAACCTGTGCAATATGTGGACAAGTATTATTGTGGATTCTATGAAATACCACGTAAGAAACCCTACTATAAAAGATTTTATATCAGCGCTTGGGATGATTACAGATTTCATAAGAAACTGTCCAATAAGAAAGTTCGCAGAGTATTAGATGTACCAAGTCGAGGTGGCTATAAAAAAGTACACGATCTATGGTGGAAGACAATTTAGAAAGGAGAAGGTATGACAAAAGAAACCTTAGATGATATAAGAGAAGTTATTGGTACACTAAGCGTTTGCATGAGCTATAAAAGCATTAATAACATCACATCAATTCCAACTTATGATTTATTACATCAAGTCAATATTTTAAAAAAATTGTGCAGAAAAATATCGATCATGTAGTGGATGGTAGTCGATGTGTAGTTGTAGAAGAAGAAAATTCTGAAAAGTTTAAAAATTGTGTAGACAATTACTTAGATGCAGGTTACAAAATTTCAACATCCTCATGTAACAGCAAAACTTGGAAAGCAATTCTTGTGAAAGAAGATAATGAACAGGAGAGTAAGTAAATATGAGTACAGATTATAGAACATGTGAATGTGGCGAGACATTTGCTGATTGCGCAGACGGAGTTGTTTTCTGCAATTGTGGTATGGCTTGGTGTAGTGAGGAATGTGCAGCAGTAGACGGATATAGAGAAGAAGTGGTTACACACGAAGATGGCTCTGAGGAAGAAATTCGTAGTTGTAATTTTTGCCGAGGAGACGATTTCAGTGATAAGGAATTGCTTGAATTTGTAGTTTCTGCACTTGGCGTTAGTCGAGATGATCTTGTGGATTTTTACAAACGATATAAAACAGAATTGAAAAATGACAAAGCTTGCAGACTCAATGGATTTATTTCATCTGAATTTGCCAATAAAGATAGTATTACTGGGAAAGGGTTTGTGCTTGGTGGCTTAGTAGGGAGGTTTGAATCAATTCATGAATAACAGAGATTTACCAAAGAAAGATGATATTTACAAACACTTCAAAGGACATTTTTACAGAGTGATTGACATTGCAACTCATACAGAAACAGATGAGCAGCTGGTAATCTATCAGGCAATGTATGGAGATTTCAATATTTACGCTAGACCAGTAGAAATGTTCCTGAGTGAAGTTGATCACGAGAAATACCCTGATGTGGAACAGAAATACAGATTTAAAAAAGTAGGAGAGACATCATGCAGATGACATTGATTTTGATTAAATGTTAAGAAAGGTTGGTGTAAAAGAATCTTAAAAAACATATTCTTTTTTATTGGACAATCAATGTTAACAACAAGCTTAACGATTACAATAATCATGTTGATGTGGCTTATTGTGGCAGTATTTATTTCTATAGTTAAGAGAAATATTGACTCAATAAAAGATTTTAAGGCTTCAGGATTATTGAAGCTCTATATTCAATGGGCGATGATCACAAGTTATATTTGTGTAATTAGTGTTGGCATCGCAACTTATATATAATGTAACATTTCTAGTTACATTTCTGATGACTATTCGAGGAGAAATATCTATAGATTAGACATGTCTTATTTCTTCCATATGATGACTTTAAAATTTTGTTTTTATTTTCTGTCATTTAAACCTTGTATTTACAAGGCAGCGCACTGCGTTTTACCTAGGATTACTTGATAAAACCTTTCTTATGTATTTGTTTTTGTATTGTTTTACCTACAGAAATTGAAATGTAGATAAAAACAAAACTTCAAGAGGTTTAAGAGTTTTGAGTTTATGTGGCGGTGTAGAAACAGGATTATATGCTTTACAACAACTTGATATTCCAATTGAAGAATATCATACATATGAAATTCTACCAGAAGCCATTGCGGTTTCATCGTATCATTTTCCATTTATTATACATCATGGGGATTTGTATAAAGCAGATTTTAGGCAGTTTGAAGGATTTGATCTGATTCTAGCAGGTACATGCTGTCAGAGTCTATCAAGAGTACGAATTGAAGATAAAGGCGTAAATGCTGGATTGAATGGGAAATCTGGGATTTTCTATAAAGCTGTTGAGGCATTAAAGATTATAAAACCTAAATGGTTTATGTTTGAAAATGTGATTCCGTCACATGATGATGACTTAAAAGAAATGACTGACTGCATTGGCGTTGATCCGATCTTGATTGATTCGGCATTATTCAGTGCTCAGTCAAGAGAAAGGTATTATTGGACAAATATTCCACTTAATTCGTTGCCAACAAGTCAAAATTCATTGGTACTGAAGGATATTATGGAGTCGGATGTACCACAAAAGTATTTTTATAACAAACCATTTGAAATATTAGATATGGACAAACGTGTCTGTGGCGAACTAAAAGTCAATACTTTCGAAATGAATCGCAGAATATACAACCCAGAGTTCAAATGTTGTACGCTGACTTGTATAAATGGTGGGTATCAAGAAAAGAAAGTTCTTGATCATGACAAACCTAGAAAATTGACAGCAGTTGAGTATGAAAGATTGCAGGGACTACCTGATAATTACACAGATATTAAAATTGGTAATAGAAATCTAAGTTATTCAAAACGATGTAGTCTGATGGGCAATGGGTGGACAGAGCCAGTAATTGAATGGATTTTGAGTGGAATTAGAAAGGATTCAGATGTTTAAGATACAAGAAATTGGCAGGTCTCCAACACCTAAGAAACCAATCATTGTATATGCAGTTCGTGAAGACAAAGATAGTGACAGTTATTGTGATTTTGAAACAGTTGAATTCCTCATATACAAAGACGATAACTGGGTTTGGGTAAGTGGCTTGTGTTATGAACCATATGGATTAAATAGATCGTGTGAAATATAAAAGGAGAGTTAATTGTTTCAGAAATTAAAAGAGAAAATTAGAAAATGGTTGCTAGAAATTCTGCAACCAGATATTGATGCCTTAAAAAATGAAATTAATGAAAGTAACACTACATTAAGATTTGCCACAAACAACTGCAATGAGGCGGCTCGTCAGTGTCAGATTTCAACAAAGCAGAATGAAGAAATGAAGAAGATGTACAACCAGATTACAGATGTAGCAGTTGACGTTGGATTTCATGATTCAGAGCATTCGTGGGCAGTTGTATGTATTGCTGGGAGACCTGAATATGTAAAATTTATTCCTTTAAGCGGTGCAGATGCTAGAACTGTTATGAATTTTTTAAGACAGTTTCAGTATTCACAGCCCATTGTTGATAGTCCACTAAGATTCAAAGATAAACTTCAGAGATATTTTATATAAAAGGAGATTGCAAACTATGACAATAAATAAACCAACAACACTGATTATTAAAGACAGAGGAACAGGCAAAACAACACAGTTGCTTTACACAAGTGCAACAACACAATATCCAATCATGGTGCAGAATCATTCACAGGTCAAGCTATTATTAGACAAAGCAAACGATCTTGACTTAATGATTCCAGTGCCTATGACTGTAGAAGAAGTTAAGAACAAGCGTGGAATGAATTATGATCATGTTCTTATTGATGAAGGATACAATTTAATTGGCGAAGCTCTTGATGCTTATATGGGAACGCATGTAGTAGCAGTTACTTTGACTGATAGAGTAAAAGAGTTAGCAGACAAGAAAGTGGTAAGAATGTAATGGAAGAACCAAAACATATGACAGTTGGACAGCTTAAGAAAAAGCTAGGTAAATATCCAGATCATATGCCAGTTGTTGGCATAGATAATGAATTTATTACTACGACAGAACATGACACTATTGCACTTGAGGATGATGTAGGATTATACGAATTTGGAGTTGTGAGAATTTGTTAATTGATGATTAAATAAACAAACAATAAACCAGAAAGGAAAATGAAAGTGTAGCTACTGTAAACCATATGGGCTTTCTGGTAAAGAAAAATAGTATATCAAGGAAGTAAAAATAGAATTGCAAAATATATTGTACCAATTATCCAGAAATATATTGATGATAACAATATTGAAACATACATAGAGCCATTTGTTGGCGGAGCCAATATTATTGATAAGATTCAATGTAAAAACAGAATTGGTGCAGATATTAACGATGAATTGATTGCATTGCTGAAATACGTGCAAGAAAATCCCACGATTCCAATTGCTCCAAAAATTTGTTTGAAAGAACATTATATGGATGTTAGAGAAAACCGTAAAATTCATAGTAATAAATATTCCAAAGAGTACATTGCTCTGATTGGTTATTGTGCAAGCTTTGGAGGGAAATACTTCAATGGCGGGTTCGGACAAGATAAGACTGGAAAAAGAAATATGTATTATGAGAGAGTGATTAATTTACGAAAACAAGCAATTACATTAAAGAATATTTCTTTTATGTCATGCGACTATAACTACTTCAAGGATGTAAAAAATTGCTTATTATATCTTGATCCGCCATACAGAGGTACGAGCAACTACGCTAAAAGTTGTATGGATTATGATTATTTTTATAAATTTTGCCATAAGGTTGCACAAAATAACCTTGTTATCATTAGTGAATACGATATGCCGACTGACGAATTTAAATGCATTTGGCAAAAAGAACGTGCGGTGTGTCAAGATGCCAACCGCATCAATGGACAAAAGGCAACTGAAAAATTATTTATTCCAAATTTATGATTAGTTACATAAAAGAAATATTTTATCGCAAAATTGACCGTCAAAAAACCCTTATTTTACAAGGGTTTCGGTCGATGCGATTTTAGGAAATTTTAGAACAATGAAGAAAATCAAGGGAATGAGGTCAAGATGATTGAAATTTTAGAAAGAGGAACACGAAAACAATGCACTTGCGAAAATTGTGGTGCAGAGTTGAGTTATGAGAAAGATGATATTAAAGATAAACCAAAGCGTACGATTGATTTCAGAACTCTCAAACCAGTGTACCCACCAAACTATATTATCTGCCCACAGTGCAAACATCCAATCGAAGTCGAGGTAGAGAAAGATGATTAAGATTTTAAAAGGTGGAACTAAACGCAAAGTGAAGTGTAATGGATGTGGCGCCAAATTGAGATTTGATGAATCAGATATTAAATCTGAACTTGTCGGATACAGCTATTATAGTGGGTATGTGGAATTAATTCACTGTCCACAGTGTGGTCATAAAATTATATTGTAAAGTCAAACAACAGAAAGGTGGTGAAAAGCAGTGCATCCTAACCGATTTTTTGATGAATGTGCTATTAGAACAGGACTTGATACGGTTGAAATTTTTGATGAAGAATTACGATCTAAACTACGTGATACACACCCAAAGAACTTTATTAAAACAAGAATAGAATTGCCAGTATATCAAATCAAACTAGCGGTTAAGAAACCTAAGAATATTGATGAATTATTAGATACATGCCCTGCAAACAAGACAATTTGTGACAACATGATTCGGGCATGGTCAATTATAAACAGAACTGATTATAAAAAGATTTTATGCTCAATTTTTGGTGGAGCTGACAGTGATGTAATGTTAGACATGATCTGGAAATGTGATATACATAACAAGGTTGATTACATGTGGTTTGACACTGGTTTAGAGTATCAAGCAACTAAAGACCATCTTAAATATCTTGAAAATAAATATGATATTGAGATTATCCAACAGAAAGCAATTAAAGCAATTCCATTATCATGTAAGATTTATGGACAACCATTCATGTCTAAGCATGTCAGCGAAATGATGTATAGATTGCAAAGCCACGGATTCCAATGGGAAGACAAACCATTTGATGATTTATATCAGAAGTATCCGAAGTGCAAATCTGCTCTTATGTGGTGGTGTAACTCACACGGTACGTTAAATAATGGCAAAAGATTGAGTAGTTTCAATATTAACTACAACAGATTTTTGAAAGAATTTATAGTCCAGAATCCACCGCAATTTAAGATTTCTGGGAAGTGTTGCAACTATGCCAAGAAAGATGTATCTCATAAAGCAATAAAAGACAATGGATACGATCTAAGTATTATAGGTGTTCGAAAAGCCGAAGGCGGAGTAAGAGCATCAAGGTATAAGAGTTGCTTCGATGAAAAGATAGGGCAGTGCGATCAGTATAGACCAATTTTTTGGTATTTAGATAGCGACAAATCAGAATATTGTGTATATTTTAAGATTAGTCATTCGGATTGTTATGAACGATATGGGTTAAAGCGGACAGGCTGTTGTGGATGCCCATTTGGCAAAGACTATCAGAATGAGCTTGATATCGTCAAACAATTTGAACCAAGAATGTATAAGGGTATCTGTAATATATTCAAAGATTCTTATGAGTATACAAAGAAATACAGAGAATTTGTAAAGGAGAGAAAACTTGACATTAGATAAAGAGGATATTTATGACATTGCCAAGGCGGTCGTAAAAGTAATTGAAGAAAAAGATATGATGAAGTCGAAAGAAAATGATTGTACCTCAGAAAAAGTAGAGCTTCAAACATTAAATGCTGGTGATACCTTTAAGGTAGCAGGGTATGAATGGATTGTGTTAAATCAGTTTAAGGTATTCAAAACTTGTTTTTGCATTATGAAAGATTTTTTGGATGATACAAAGCCATTCGACACATATTGTAACAGATGGGAACCTAGTCGTCTTCGTCATGATTTAAAATATATCGAATGTGAAATTGAAGATAATTGTCATCATGATGTGTTGCAGTATATGGAACGTGATTTAATGGCACTTGATGGAACAATGGCGAATGAAATAAGTATTGATAAAGTTTCTTTACTAACTTTAGACGAATATAGGCTATACAGGGAGTATTTAGAGTACCCAACAAAATTCCCAGGTCATATTGAATGGGTATTATTAACTGCCGTATCAGAAGAAAATCGTTCAGCTATTTGTGCTGTTGATACATGTGGAGTTGTCAAACAATGTTATTGTGCGGAGTCTTTTAACATTCGTCCAGTATGTACATTTAGATCAGATGTACTAGTAGAGAGAGTGCACTCATGAATGCAAATGATAAGTTAAAGAAATGGATCAATCATAATTATTTGACAAAAGGAGATAGAAGAATGATTACAGATAAAACAAAATGGGATGACGAAAACTATTATAGCGAAAATTTCAAAGAAATCATGTACGACAAAATTACAGAAGGAATTGATTTAACGGAAGGCGAGCTTAAAGAATTGGCATGTGAATTTCCATTTTATGAAATTGAAAAAGATAGAGATAGTTTTACCGTGGATACGCAGTCGATTGTTAAACTCCGTGACAAGTATTTTGCTATTAATTGGCAGCAAGGTTTAGAAGATTTTGAGGATAGTAAATTTGGCGCCCAGCCATATGAAGTGAAGAAAGTAAATCGAATGACTACCGAATGGATTCCAGTAAAACAGGATTCATAAAATAAATGTTTTGTGTACAAAAAAGATACCACCTCAGTTAAGAAGTGGTATCTCGTATACAAAATTACACCGTTTTCAAACTAAGTCGATTTATACGCAAATTTATTATAGCACATAAAGGAGAAATATGGAACAGGTTTTTGCATCAGACTATGAGGATGTTTATAGAGTTAAAGATGGCGTAATGTTTTACGTTAAGAAATATAACAGGGTACGTGATAAAAAAACTGGTAGATACCGATGCATTAAGCTTGAAGATAGAATGAAGCTTAAAAACTATATTAAAGATAAGAGCTATCAAAATTGTTGTTTAAAAATTGCAAGTGAAGATGTGCATATTGACAACGGGTTTTGGTCTGGTGAGTATACATTGATCCAGAAAGGTTCCGTGTTTGATGGTGATTTTATTATTAAACCAGTTAGCCCACATTTTTATCGGTATGAAATTAAAACAACTGGGGATGCGTTTAGTGGAGATATTGTCCAAATGAATAAAATGGTCAAAGATATTATGGAAGTAGTGAATCACGAAGTGTATGAAGATATTTTTACACAGTTAAATAAAATTGGAGTGTGTAATGTGGAGGGTGCGAATGAAGAGAACAGAAGTGAAAGAAGTTGAAGAATATTATTGTGACTTCTGCGGCTGCGAATGTACCGATGAACATTATGATGTTGCCTTGCCATTCGTAGAAATAAATGGGTATTTTAGTAGATTCTGCTCTAATAAACCAAATTCTATAGAAATCAAACATTTATGTTTGTGTGGTGCATGTACTAAAAGAAATGCTCAGGTCAATACGTTCCTTTCAAATGCAGGTCATAACAAAGTTAGTATGGAACAAACCGTAGACAAGCCATATGAAGGATCATACATTAGTAGGATTGGAGCATTAAGGTATCAAACAATTTGTTTTAGTGAACATCACAAAATGACACTTGAATACAAGAAATAAAATTTGACTTTGAAATAAGAAAAGGAGATACAAGATTGCATTATTGCGTACATTTATTGATGAAAGAACTACCAACCGAAAACCAAATTGCAGAAATTTTGCAGCCATATAATGGCGTTGAATTTTGGGAGAATATACCAGAAGATATGCCATATGAGGAAGTAGAACATCTTCCGTTTACATGGGACTGGTAGCAGATTGGTGGTAGATATAAAGCCCAACTAAAATTAAAAGTTGATGAAAATGACAATACATATAATTGGATGTGGTGCGAACACAATCCAAGAAATGGCAGATTATTCTGGTGTAGCTTATTGTCTACTTTACAGAAACATATAACACCAAGCTTTATGTACAGTGAAGAAGATTGGTTTTCAAGTTTAGGAATTTCTGACGGATACATTAGAGTTGATGGAGCAAAGCAGAAAGATGTTTTAAATTTAGATGATCTTGGATGCTATATCTATATTCTGCCAGATGGTTCTGCGGTAGCAAGAAGCAGCTGGAATGGTAATTCATTTATAGAAGATAAAAATTTTGATGATAAATATGCGAAAGCATTAGAAGATAATATGGATGGATTTATCACGGTGATTGATATTCATGATTAAAATTTAAATTATTGAACAGGAAAGGAGTATAAACATGTCCAAACATCAGAGAAGAAAGCTAACAATATATTATCAAGTCGGTGAGAAGAGACTAAAACAATCATTTCGAACAGTACAGGAGTTATTAGATTTAGATACCGACTCTCATAAACATAATAATCCTATGGCACCAACCAATGACACAAAGATTACCTGTGTGGCTTGGAAGGGGTGTGCATTATTTGATGAGACGTATAGTTTGGGCGAAGTAAAAAGACTCCTAAAAGGCTTTGATTTAACTAAAGCAAAACAGAAACCTCACAAACCAACCCACAAATATATCAGAAAGGGTATTTATTCTATTGATGAAGTTAGGGATAAAGTGGAAAATGTTATGTTTGCGAGCCAAAACAATAAAGTAAAAGTTAAATTCGATGGCGATTTGATTAAAGGCAATAGCCATAGATACCAGACATTCTTCACTAAAGGCTGCAAATGTGTTAAGTGCGGAATCGAAGGTAAATATTTTGCTAAAGAAAAAGGATTGAAAGACAAGAGCTATCACTTGAATTTATATGCAGTCGATGATGATGGTGATGAAATTTTAATAACAAAAGATCATATTATACCACAATCTAAAGGTGGTATTGATGATATTAGCAACTATCAACCAATGTGTGAAATTTGCAATAAGGCAAAAGGAAACACGATAGAGGATTAAATTTTAAAGGAAAGGAAAAATTAGCAAAGTTCCTATAGGATAAAGTGCGCACTACTTACTAAGGTAAGAAGGAACTTGACAAAAGAAAGAGCATTAGCACATATTGAAGAAATTGCATGGATTAAGCCAATCGAGGGCGCAGATAAAATTGAATTGATTGGAGTTCTTGGTTGGGTGCTGATTGCCCAAATTGGGGAATTTAAAGTAGGAGATAAAGCGGTATTTATTGAAATTGACAGTAAATGCCCAGAAGATGATGAGAGATTTGCTTTCTTGGAAGCAAAGCATTACAAGATTAAAACGATGAAACTCGGCAAATTTAAATGTTTTAGTCAAGGGTTGGCGATGCCAATTGCATTATTCCCCGAATTATCCGATAAACAAATCGGTGATGACGTCACAAAAGAATTGAGAATTACATATGCTTCTGAAAAGGTTGCAAAAAGAAAAGCCAATAAAGTAGATACAAATGCTAAGTATCAGTCTATGGTAGCCAGACATAAAAAAGTTTTCTCAAAACCAATTATTAGAAAAATGATGAGATATAGCATCGGTAGAAAAATCTTATTCATGATTTTCGGTAAAAAACGAGACAATCCTAAAGATTTTCCATCATGGATTGTAAAAACCGATGAAGATAGAATTGAAAATTGCCCACTATGGCTTGAATCAACAAATGAATGGATTCAGACAGAAAAGATTGACGGAACGTCATGTACATATGCTGTTGATCGTAAGAAAGGCAAGAACAAATTTGACTTTATTGTATGCAGTAGAAATGTTAGACAAGCTGACAGAGATCAGAAATGTCACCATGATTCTAATATTTACTGGGAACTTGCTGATAAATATGATATTGAAAAAGTTTTAACTGATTATGCCATTGCAAATAAATATGATCGTGTCGTTTTACAGGGCGAAGGTACAGGTAATGTACAAGGAAATCCTTACAAATTTAAAGAGAATCGTTTATTCGTATTCAATTTGGTAGTTGAAGGAATTCGTAAAGGTACACAGGAAATGGCAAAATTCTGTGACGATAACAACTTAGAGCATGTGCCAATTATCAATGAACACTACAAAACGCCAGATACAATGGAAGAGATTAAGCTTCAAGCTGATGGATTCAGTATTATCAATCCAAAAGTTAAAAGAGAAGGATTTGTATACAGAGACATGTCAGGACAGCAGAGTTTTAAAAATGTCAGCAGAGAGTATCTTCTAAAACACCAAGATCAGGAAGAATAAAGGAGAATTATGAGCGCAAGAAAACCAAGACTTACATTATTGTGTGGCTTATCAGCATCTGGTAAGTCACAATATATAAACACTGTTTTACAAGACAGTGGCAATGAAGTTATCACCATATCAACAGATGCCATTAGAGCAAACATTTGCGGAAGTGTGGAAGATCAGTCCAAAAATAAAGAAGTATTTCAGACATTTCATAGCCTGATTGTCAAGTATCTTAAAAATGGTATTGACGTTGTAGCTGAAGCAACGAATATTACTATGAAATCCAGAAGAGCCATTCTCAATATTATCAAAGGAATTGATTGCGAGAAAGTTTGCGTGGTTATCGTAAAGCCGATTGACGAATGTAAAAGAGATAACATTGGAAGAGAACATCCAGTACCAGATTATGTAATTGAGAAGCAGGCAAGAAAATTCCAGATTCCATTCCTTGAAGAAGGATGGGATAAGATTGAATTTGTTGATCATATTCATAATAAAGACAAGTATAACTATAGACTTGAAACTACATGGGTTCCAGAAATATATAATGATTTCGACCAGAAGAATCCGTATCATATGGAATCTCTTGGCAAACATATGGCAGATGCCTATGATTTTTCAAAAAAGATTCATAACGATTATTCAGTGTTAGTGGCTACTAAATATCACGATATGGGTAAATTATACACTCAGACATTCGATGAGAATGGTGTGGCACACTATTACGGACATGAAAATATTGGTGCATATATGATGTTAGTTTATGAGGTTGCAAATCAGCATTCTTTATTTGTGAATCATAATATAGGAGACATTGCTTTCTATATAAATTACCACATGTTACCGTTCCAGTGGAAGCCAATCTCCGAATGTGACAATAAATGGATCAAAATCATGGGACATAAAAAATGTGAGAATTTATGGTCTCTGCATATTGCTGATTTAGTTGCTTCAAAGAGAGAAAAAGGTTTATCTGAAGCTTTAAGAGCTAAGAGAGGTTTCGATAATGAATTTGATCTATAACCCATCTCATCCAGACGCTCAGTTAAATAATCCTTGCTATTACGATTCTGAGCAGTTTGAGTTAGAGGAAGAGTTTGAACTACAAAATTATCCAGATGATGAAGAGGAGGATACAGATGATTAAATTACACTTATGGCAGTTTATGCTGTACAATTTTGGAACTATTGCTATTGGCACATTCCTTGGTGCTATGGTAGCAGGCGGATTCCTTATCCGCAAACTTGACATTGCTAGACTTCAGGAATTGATTGATGACAATGAAGCAAAGATTGAATTTCTCGAACAGGAACGAGAAGAAATTGATGATGAGATCGATGAATTAGACGATAAGTCTGATGAAGATAATGATGACATTATTACGGGCGAGGAGGACGAAGAATAATGGAAGAACTTTCCAAAGCGGTTATTGAGTTACAGCTCTCATATGGCTTGAGTCTGCGAACAATTCAGAAGATGGTGCGTGATGTATACAAAAATACAAATGATGCACCGCCAACAGGTATTACACCTAAGACAACTAAATCAAAATCAACTAAATAAGGAGTGAATTACTACGGCTAATTTCTTACAGCGTAAAGAATATTTTGGAAAGTATCGTGTTGTAGCAGCATATAACATGGATACTAATGATTTTCCTAGAACTGATGCAGGATTAATAGATCCTAGCTTTGATGATTTGTACATAAAATGCTCATTTGGTAATCAGATATATTACTACGGAAAAGGCAAGCATAGAGGTGAATATACCCTTGTAGCTTACATCCCCTCATTAATAAGAGGGCGTAATGTTATAAAGGCAATTCGAGAGATAGACAAAGATATTCCCTATTATATAGAAGAAACTGATAAAGAAGTGCTGTTTAGATTTGATGTGAAACATCTGGATACTGTTGCCGAGTTGCTGAAGGCACAGAAGAGTAGAATCCGTGACGATGGAACTTATAAATATATCTCACCTTTTTCACCGAAAAACTTGCCAAAAACACCTTATAAAATTCCAGATGATGAATTGAGTACCTACAAGAAATTAACTGCAAATTTGAAGCGTGAGGACATGTATAAGGTAGGTCATATTGCAAAAAGTTTTATGACAAGAAAGATATGCTCACGCAAGTTTACATTCCAAGACTTGAAAGCAGAACAGAAGAAGATGGGATTGAAAGGCAAAAATTATATTCATGCTAAAGGATTATGGGATGAATATTGCCGATACACAGAAAACGAACTACGCAAGGAGAATTTACTATGAATACAAATAATGTAATGATGACTGAAAACGATAAAAGAAACGTAGGGAACGCAGACTTACAGAAGCAGATTAAAGAAGAAAAACACAAACTTGACTTCATTAAAGATGTGGACAAGCTGCTCAAGAAATATAAATTGCCAAAAGATTATCTGTATCTGGCGGCTAAAAAATCAAGTCTTAACACAGATCGTCAGTTATACATGATTGAAGTTGAAACATTTAATGACGGTGTGTATGACGGCAATGTGACGTTGATTGTACATGGTACTGAAGATGAAGTAAAAAAACAGAAAGATCTGTTGGTTGAAAAATTAAAAGAGCAGTACAAAGATGAACCAAAAATGACTTTTGAGGATTCTTACTATAACGAAGTTGGATTACCTCTGATGCTTAGTGAACGATAGTTTACATAACATGATAACGAAATACAAAATTTTGTGAAAATTGCACAAAGAAAATGGAAAGGAAATACATATATGGGATTATTAACAGAAAGCGGATTAATGAAAGTTGCAGAATTTGAGAAAGTATCGTTTGACCAGTTCGTACAGGACTGGGAAGAGAAATTTCACAAATATCCAGAAGAATCAATTTATGGTAGTTTAAAATATCCTGCTAGAGCGACAAAGGGATCAGCAGGACACGACTTTATTGCACCAGCGGATTTTGTTGTAAGATCAGGAGATGCAATCATCATTCCAACAGGAATGAGATGTAAGATCCTCAGAGGATGGACATTGTTTATTTTTATCAGAAGTAGTCTTGGCATTAAAGCTGATGCATGGATTGGCAATGGAACGGGCGTTATTGATGAAGATTATTATTTTGCAGATAACGAAGGTCATATCTTTGTAAAAATTAAGAATTGTAGTCCAAATACATTAAAAATTAAAAAAGGAGAAGCGTTTTGCCAAGGTGTATTTACTCTCTATGGGGTTGCTGATAGAGAAGAAGTTACTGAGGAAAGAACTGGCGGAATTGGAAGTACAGGTAAATAAATGAATTATTTTGCACAAACAAAAGGACTGATCGATGCTGTGGATATGAAAGAGTATTCACAGCAGCAGTCCAATGCACAATTAAGTAAAATATTTGATGACTTATATGACGACTTAGTAAATGATATATGGGAAACTGCACAGATGAATGGTAGAACAGAAACATACCGTAAGACACAATCAATGTCTTGCGATACTGACAAGTCACTTGATTCTTGTATTGCAGTATTAGAAGACTTCATGAATAAAGGATATGTCTGTATTGTGACACGTAAATATGTTGATTGTACGAGATATTACTATAAAATCTACATCAGTTGGTCAGGGCATCCGCCTAATGTCTACGGATATGTAACAGTTGATGATAACGACAAAGAGAAATTAGTATTCTCTTCATATTTAAAATAGGAGGATTTATATATGATTAAGATTGAACACCCAGTATTCCCAAGTCCAGAACAGTGGATGTTTGTTATTGAAGGAGCTAGAAACGCATATGATAGTTGGCACTTAAGCGATAGCCACATTGGACACACAACAGAATATGATAAAGAAAGAAACGTAGAAATCTGGCATCCATGTTTTTGTATTGGAGAGAAGGATTTAGGTTTATTTAAAAGACTTGCAAGAGCAGGAAAGGATCACAGAAAAGCCTTACGGTCACTGCCAGTTGGATTACGAATTACATCTCATCATACATGGTGGGCACAAGCAGATACATATAAAGTTGGGACAACAAGATGTAGTTGTTCTAAAATGCATACAATTCATAAAAAAGAATTTGACTTAGATAGTTTTTCTCATGAAGGTATTGATGTTGTAATTGAGAAATTCTCATTATCAAGCCATGATGAAAGTAATATTTCAGACGTTGAAAATATGCTTGGCTACAAAGTTAAACAACATACAGAAAATACTATTCAGTTACTAAATGAACTTAAAGATGAGTACAATGCAACGAAGGATAAAAATATTTGGAATGCAATTCTTGAAATGCTACCTATGGGATATAATATCACAGCAAATCTTTCTCTTACTTACGAAGTGCTTTTAAATATGTATTTTTCACGAAAGACACATCCAGTAAAGGATTGGAGAATCTTCTGCCAGTGGATGTTAGACAATGTACCATATTTTAAAGACCTTGTAGAACATATTCAAGGATTCAAGAAAATATCTTAAAATCCTTATTTGATGATGGATAAATAATATACGGAGAGAGTTTCTATTATTAGATTCTCTCTCTTATTGCAAGGAGGAATATATTATAAACAAATATATAGTACCAATATGGGAGAAAGTTACAATAACTCCAGAAGAAGCATCGGCATATAGCAGTATCGGTATTAATACAATTTATCAGATGCTAGATGATCCAGACTGTGAATTTAAATTATATGTAGGAACCAAGAAAAGACTTATTAAACGAAAAGCTTTTGAAAAATATTTAGAAGATACTTATGCAATTGATAGGAATTAGAATCTAAATGTGATATATTGTAATTGTACTATAATTTAATTTAGATTCTTTTCCAATGAATACACAAAAGGAAGGACGTATAATCATGGGAAAAGATTTAAAAGGAAGAGAACTTGGAACGTACCTGTCTCAGCGGAAGGACGGACGTTATCAAGCAAGGTTTACGAATCGTTTTGGAGAACGCATCGAAACAAAAAGTAAAAGTTTAAAAGAAGTAAAGGAATGGTTGAAAGAAGAAAGAGCAAAAGACGATCTAAAAGTAAATGCAAAACATTGCACTGACACTTTTGAAGTTTGGTATTTTCGTTGGAAAAGCATAGCATTTGTTGACTTGGCACCAAATACTCAGGAACAATATGAATGGATTTATGACAATTGCATTGCACCAAGTCTGAAAAATATTAGAGTTGTAGATATAACCGAATTTACATTAGATTCATTTTTTCAAACTTTGAAGAAAAAATATAGTGATAAAACTATTGATAATGCAAAAAATATAATTTCTCAAACCTTAGAAAAAAGTAGAGAAGCACATTGTATTCCTTATAACCCAGTAACAATGATCAAAGTTAAAAAGAAAAAGAAAGAGCTTTTCTCAGATGAAGTACTGGCATTAACTATTAAACAACAGCAAATGTTATTTAACTATTTGAATGGACATTTCTATTATAATTTATATGTTTTTCTTTTAACAACTGGGTTAAGATACGGAGAGGTTGGCGCACTTACAATAAATGATTTTGATATGAAATCTAGGACGGTGCATATTACAAAGTCCTTAAAGAAAAATAAAATTGATGGCAAATATCAATATTATATTGGCGATACAAAAACTCCTTCAAGTGTGAGAGAAATTCCACTAAATGATGTCGCATACGAGGCTTTCCAACAGCAAATCGTATTAAAACAACGTGTAGAGAAATCTATATATGCAGATCGTCATGTATCATCTGAGTTTAAAAATTTGTTATTTACCACACCATACAATACTCCAATGCCGAATCAAACACTAAATTCTGTATTAGCAAGTGCAAGGGAACAAATTAATTTTCAATTGGATGAAAAAGATTATCTTTTGCCAGTATCCGTTCATCGGTTAAGACATACTTTTGCGACAAGATGTTTTGAGGCAGGAATTCCAATGGTAGTCATTTCAAAATATCTTGGACATGCAAATGTAACGATTACCGAAAAGATTTATGTTCATTTATTACAAGATCATATTGAATCACAAAACGATAAATTAAACGCAGCATATCCAAAACAACACATAACTAAAGAGCAAATATTGTTAGACATGAATTGATAAAAAAGGAGTCAAAAAGGAGTCAAGTGCATTTCAAAGGAGTCAAAAGATGTATCGGAAACCTAGTAAAATCAAGCAATTTAAGACATTGAAAAATGATATATAATCTCCGTGGCTATAGGGATATCCTATAACTAGATGTTGACTTTTCATATTGGACAAGTAGGAAAT